CACGCCACACGTCGGGTCTTTTATTCTTCAGCTAAACGTATCTACGGGCGTGATCACAAGTTTGACCCCTAGTGGTATAACATACAACGGATCAGGTGGATGGCAAGGCAGCATACTTGGTCCGGACGGCAACATCTATTTTTCACCTTTCGCTGCTAGTAACATCCTCAAACTTACCTTCTCTGGACTCGCTCAACTGCCGTCGTCTAACTACTGCCTCTCTGCATATACAAATAAGAGTTAGGTCTTCGATACGTGTATCCTCAGCGTATTCCCCTGAAACGAATAGGACACAACGATACCCGTGAGCATGGACTGGATGGTTGCCAGAACACCGCCAATCTCAACTCCGAGCAGATACCACGTATATCCGACGGCATCACGCACCACACCGTCCGAGCACACGCTCGGGGGTGTGAAAGTAAAGGACTGAACGACGTAGATACCCGGAAATCCAGCCGACGCCCACGCGAACAGCTGGGGACGATACGATTCGCGTGTGGGGTTCACCAACGGACTCAGCGTCGCACGGTCAGCGGCTTCCTTGGCCACGAGAACTGCGTGACTGGCCATCAGCTCGTCCATTGTTGCAATGACGGGAGCCGGTGCGGGAGCCGGTTCAGCTGGAACAATGGCAGTCTCCTCCGGTCCGGTGGGTCCAGTCGGTCCAGTGGCTTCGACAGTCTCCGCAGGTCCAGTCGGTCCGGTGGGTCCAGTGGCCTCGACAGTCTCAGTAGGCTCAGTCGGTCCGGTGGGTCCAGTGTCGCTCATTTATTACTCTGCTCCGCCAAACTTCTTGTAATAGTCCGCATAGGACATGCTGGGTGCAGCGGCATTCGAATTCACAGTGGCCGGAGCAAACTTCTGAAACAGACGCTGGCCCATGACAACCGACGCCTGCTCGTCGGTCATCTCGCCCTTCTCAATCTTTCGCTTCAAGGTCAGCATCTCAAAAAAGGTGGCATCCAGTCGGTCCTCGGCGTGCATCTGCCACAGCGACGGAAAATTGAAGTAGAGCTTGTCATTCTCATTCTTGAGCTTCTCCATGAACTCCTCACGACGAAGGTGCCTCCACTTCTTCTTCGAGTGGTCCATATTGCGAACAAGAGCCTGAATCTCCGTCGCCGTCAGCTCCTCTGCGATGATATGCCTCTCTCCATCTGCAACTTCCTGGGGTGTGAGCTCACGTGCGGCCATTGTTCACATTCTGCACAGAATCTATAAGTGGGTGTAACGCAGCAACCAGCCGAGAACATTCCTCCGAAGTCGTCATGCCTGTGAGAATGATATTGCCCGTGCGAAACACCTTGGCGATCCACTTGACGTCGGGGAAGTAAATCTTGACGGCCGGATAGACTGCGGGTTCATATTCGGTGCGAACACCACTTCGCCGGAGATTCGCATACAACGTCTCACGTGATAGGCTGGTGGCAGCCGTGAGTCGCGTCTTGTAGTTCATCAAGACCACACGCCGAACCTCCGACGTCCACATCTTGTCGGGTGCAATGTCATCGGGAACCGAGACTGCCTGCGGACAGGTGGCCAGAATGTGGCTTCGCAACCTCGCCATGACCGAACGGTCATACCGCTCGTCCAGCACGCCCGTGATATGAAACACACCGTTCTGAAAGATCTTGACCGTAATCTCCTTCTTCTTTAAAGTCCCATCACCGTCGTCCAGACTGACGAGTGTGATGGAATTATGTCCAAATCCGGTGGTTCGCTTCGATGGAACCTTCTTTGCTCGTCGTTTGATCAGGTCTCGCTTTGAAGATCCGCGTGCAGGAGTCCCTTGCTTCTCAACCTTAATGATGGACTCCGTCAATGGGAGGGACTCCAGAAGGAGGTTCGTGTTGAGGCGGACGTTCACTGTGTACAACACCACCATCGTCGTGAGCATTGGTGGATCCATTGACATCCTTAAAATGGACGACGCTGATTTCGTTTTTCCATGCCTGTGAAAAGGACATGGGTTCACGTGTGATAACATGACACTCGAATGCCCGAATCACTGCCCGGAGCCGCGTCTCTTCTTCGGGTGACAACATCCACCCTTCAAGATAGCCGAACCAGAGCGTGGCTGTCTTGTGGTGGGCCAAAATGCCGAGTGCCGTGTCCGTAAACGTGGTCAGCAGCTCATACGACAAATCAAAACAATTCGCGGGCTTGGGTGCGGGATATAGGTAGACAACCAACATTATGTTACTGTACGAGGATAGATGTAAGTGTTCTTCCACCGAGGAGCACCTGTGGTTGCGTTCACCAATCCGGGGCTGAGGCCAGCACACGAACACGCCGATGCAAAATTGACCTTGCCGCACGCGTTGCAGCAATTGTTGATTGACTGCCGAGCCTTAGCAATCGTCGCCTCACGGTAATAGGCGGGGTTGCTAGGTGACAGCAGCGTGGATGCGAGAATTGTGTCATTGACCTCGCGGAAAAGGTTCACACCACTCGCGGGGTCAATACCGTAGCAAAGGTCTCGGATCTGGGGCGGCTTGACGTTCGCAGGTTTGAGAGCCTGGGATGTCGCACCTGCCGACGCATAGGACACATACGCCGACGCATCCTTGACCTGGTGACCACGGGCGATGGTCCGAGACGACTCTCCGCGGGTGCCGGGGGCATTGAGACTGGTCACGCACGCAGTCCTAGGCAAAAACTGTTCGTAGACCGCCGAACCCGCCTGTTGGCGGACAATCTCTGTGGCCTGCCCGCACGTCATGTGGGGACGCGTGTCAATGTACTTCTGGGTTCGCAGCTGTTGCCGGACAAGATACTCGCTGCACGAGGACATACTTGTTGTTAACAAAGAATGGAATTCAAACCCCGGGATGTGTCAGCAAATGACGACGGCAGCACTCTCGCGTCAACCCAAGGTCGTTGAGTGCTCGACCCTCCGCAGTCACCTTGGTCTCCGTGGTGAGGTACATCAGCTCAGAGTCGGGAGCACGGCCTTCCTCGCGACGATACTCCTTGATGAGACGGAGAAACTCCTTCCACTTGCCGGCGAGAGGGAGGTTGCACGTATAGCACTTGATTGGAAGTGGAAAGTCCATTTGCCCTCTTCTTGTTTGAGTGAGACAGTTCGTTTTTCGCAGACTAGAACAATGAAGGTCAAGGTGAAGACAGTTTACGTTATCGCCGCCGTCGCGGTGGTTCTGGCATTATACCTCTTATTGAACCCTCCTGCCGCCGAGTTCACGGCGACGTACTCGAAGGACGTGAGCCGCTTCGGACCCGACTCGGTGGACGTTCAGATGGCAATGGGCACTCTCCACTCTGACCCGCCTCACACCATGGTTCCGGCTCCGAGCTTGAAGCCGACCCTGCTGTTTCCGCCCTCGGAGGCAGACCTTGCGAAACTTTCAGGCCCGCCGCTGAGTGAATGATAATGCCGGACTGGGTGCTAGTCGGAACGGCACACTTCATTCTCCTGCCCGTGGCGGCATACCTGAACTCGGGTGAATATGTGTGTGCAGGATTGGTGTTCGGAACATATCTGTCGTCAGTGATTCACCATGCTACGAAGCCAATGTCCACCATGGTTCTGTACACAGACATGACGTTTGCACAGATTGCGAATCTGTGTGCAGTGTACACCAGTCTTCAATGGGTTCCGTTCTCGATTCCGCTGTATCTGTGTTTTCTGGCGTGTCCACTGACGATCCACTATTACGGCCATCAACACAAAAAACTTGGATGGGACCCAGATCCTGTGGTCTCGACATGGTGGCACGGATTCTTACACATATTCACCTCTCTGGCGTCAATGCTGTCGATTCTCCTCGCTTTCACGGAAAAGTCGCGAGATGTATATGCCGGACTGGACGCTGGTGGCGTCTAGCCACTTCTTTCTGATTCCATCTCTCTCGGCCATCGCGGTCCGTGGATACATACCCGGAGGGCTTGTGTTTGGAACCTATGTCGTCTCGTCGATCTACCATGCGACAAAACCACGGTTCTCGTGGATCTTGCCCGTTGACATTGCGTTCGCTCACATTGCCCATCTTGTGATGGTGTGGACGACCGCACAGTGGATGCCATATTCGCTACCTGTGTACGCTGCATTTATGACGTGTGCGACGACCGTGTACTATTACGGACACCGATACACCTGTCTCGCATGGGATCCCGACCCAGTGGTGTCGACACGGTGGCACGCCTTTATGCACGCATTCCTTGGGTTGAGTTCGGCCTTTTCAGTGCTGATGGCTGCGAAGTCGGGACAGAATGTTCTGCGGTTCTTTCACCACGCCAACTCCAGTTCCTGAGCAGACCAGAACTCCGACGTGCCATTGGGCATCAGACGCTGAAACACGAAGGGCAACATACGCTGCTCAATCTCACGCCTCACAACATGGTCGATAAACTGAGGGTCGCTTGTGCGAAGTCCATCTAGACTTACCAGCGGCTTTGCACCCTCGGCCAATTGCTGCTGGCGTGATGCCATCAAGACCACATACTCGTAGCGAGTGAAATAGGGCCGGGTGATGCGGGGTGTCTCCATTGCCTTGGTCACCTGAGAACGGAACACGGGCTTTGCTTCGGGGTGGTCAGTCGCCATTATGCTCTCTCTTGTCTAGGAACATACTCTTTCGTTTTCAATAAATGCCGATCCTTCGCGGTGCTGCATCCGACCATACACAGTACGTAAAAAGTGCAGCCCAATTGAGTGGTTCGTCCAATCTCCGTGCCGCCTCGAGTGCGGCGGTCTCAAATCCGGCGGCCGTGTCTTCGGTTGCAGTGGCATCAAAGGTGTCACTGACGGTGGCAGCAAGGACGGTGGTGTCCGCGATTGCGAAACGCGGAAACTCGACGGTCTCGGTCGGTATTGCACGGAAAGTCTTCTTGGTTTAACACAATGCCTACTCGCTCTGCGTCCGAGTACACTAGCTTTGTGAAGCTCCAAGCTCAGGCCCAGCTGAAGCCGACTCTGACTCGCACGACTCCATACAACCAGGGCGGAGAGGTTGCGAACAATGCTCTTCTTCAGACGTCGGACATGGCGTATCTGACGCGAGGACGTGCGGCCCCAACTCGCACCATGCCCACTCCGTTTGTCATGAACCGCTCGAACCCAAAAGCTCTTTCGCAGGTTGCGACGCTGAGTGGGGGCGGTGTGTTGGGCGGCGTGGTGAGCCGTCCCCAGGCCCGCACAGGCACAAATGCACTGATTGTTCCGCAGACCAATCTGATCCAGTTCCCTGGGTCGGCACGGTAACTTTTTGTTCTCTAAATAAAAATGGCACTGTCCGAAGGTCTGAAATTCAAGTACTCGCTGTACACGACGATGCTGTTCTTTGTGTTGGCAAGCCCAACCGCCTTTGTCATCGGCAATCGGCTGTTTGGTTCATCTGTCTCGTCACCGAGCGGATGCCCGACCGCGGTAGGATTTGCACTCCACACGTTTGTGTTTCTGGTCGCCGTGTATGGACTGATGTCTCTTCCCCAGGATGAGAAGAGGTAAGCAAGAGTCCCTCAGGCACGTGCACGTCGCTTCGCTCCTCCGCCCTCGCTACGCTCGTGCGTTCTGCTTCCACATTGCATCGCACACCGCACACTGGTACATCCAAACCACATTGACCGGATCCAGCTTGACACCTACAATGTCTGACTCCTGACCTCGCGTCGCGCAGGTGGGATTGAGACAAGTCATATTCTTGAAACGGGGAAGCGTTGGGTCGTGCTTCAGATAAGGGTTGATCGAATACTGAACCGACGTATCCTGCTGAAGGTCGTGCTCATACACGATGGATCCCGCCTCCTCCTCATACGGACAGGCCCGGCACTTTCGATACGCCTTACCGTCGTGCTCGACAATGTCGCACAGGAAATTCGAACACTTGGCACAGAACTTCATTTTGCTTACCTCTTGGTCACGAAATCTTGTTTCGTTTTGAACGTCGGAATCCATTTCCCTGCGTTCAAAAGGAATTAGCCCGCCAGAATTCGTCGGGAGAGTAATCAACGATGCAGCCTGGACACCTTCAAAAGTTTACGGACGCTCACCGTGCGGAGACCAAGAGTGGCCTTGAAACTCACCAGCTCTTCGGCCATGGCATTCTGTATACCATTCCCGACGAAAAGATGGACGAGTTCTATCGTCTCTACTGCAATTACGTCAACATTAATGGTCCACTGACCATCACGGAGAAGATGACTCGTATTGGCCCTCTCCGTGTGGATCTCGACTTCCTGTACGATGGACGGGTTGAGGACCACAAGCATACGCAGGCCATGACGATCTCGTTCGTCAAGGCGTATATGGCCGAGGCGGCTCGGTATATCGACATCAAGGACGTGACGGACGTCTATGTGATGGAGAAGTCGGAGCCGACCTTCTACCCGGGCAAGAAGGAGTCCAAGTCTGGCATTCACCTGGTGGTGCCAGAGGTTCGCGTCAACCGCAATGTCGAACTGGCGATCCGCAACACGCTCCTCCCCAAGATGGACGACTTCTTCCCGGGTCTAGGGTTGAAGAAGGACTGGCGTGAGACGTATGACAAGTCTCCGCTCAACCACACGAGTTGGTGGGCATTGTTGGGTTCGAAGAAGCCGGCGGGAGACGGTGCGACACCGCAGCCGTATCAGCTCAAGTACTCGATTGAGTGGGATCCGAACGATACGGCGGTTGCCATTGACGAGGAGGTGAATCGCGAGATCAAGCCCGAGAATATCCGCAAGTTCTCAATCAGGTCTGCGAACAATACTGAGACTCCGTTCACCGAGCTGGGGAAGGCGTATGCCCTGAAGGAAGAGGAAGTCCGTATCTCGGGAGGCTCTGCGTTGATGCCCCAGCGTGGTCGTCCGGCCCAGCGTGCGGGTGATCCGGGTTCGCGTGGTTCGTCGCCGACTCGTGCAGTCTATCTCCAGCCACTGTCTGAGTCTATGCTGAAATACTACGAAGGACATGTATTCAACTTGAAGTCCGAGCGGTTCAATGACCACGATGAGCGTACCAAGGTAGGTCACTGCCTGAAGAACATCCACCCGGACCTGGAAAATCTCTGGCTGGAGTTCTGTTCGCAGCGTGTGGACGGCAAGTATGACCCGCGTGAGACGATGGCGAAGTGGCAGGGATTCAACTTCCGTAACGACGGTGCGAAGCTGGGCGTCGGAAGTCTGCGGCACTGGTCGCGTGCGGACAACTTCGACGGATACGTTGAGATCGAAAAGCGAAACATTGATCGCCTGCTCGACGAGGCCACGGACACGCAGACGGAGCACGATATGGCTCAGGTGGTCCATGCCAAGTTCCGCGATGAGTTCAAGTGTGCTCGGTTCAGTGCGTCAGCCTGGTATTGGTTTGCCGGACACACCTGGCGTGAGACGGACAAGGGTGTTTCGCTGCAGTGCCGCTTGTCGTCCGACGTCTTCCGCGACTTCTTCCGCAAAGAGACGGAAATCAGTAACATGATGAACGCCGATGGGTTTCCGCAGTGTCAGGAGGGAAAGCACGACCCAAGCGGATGTGACTGGTGCAAGATGGACAAGAAGCGTCAGGCCTACGCTCATATGCGGAAGCAGCTGCGTATGACCCGCTTCAAGGAGAACGTCATGAAGGAGTGCCGCGAGCTGTTTCTGGACGAGGAGTTTGCCAACAAGGTGGACGAGAACAAGAACCTGATCGCCTTCAGCAACGGCGTCTTCGATACGCTGACCTTCGAGTTCCGCGATGGCAAGCCGGAGGATTACATTTCCTTCTGCACGAACCTCGAGTTTCACCCTGACCGTCCGCACGAGTCGTATCCGTGCTGGCAGGAGCTGAACAAGTTCATTCAGGACGTGCTGCCTGACCCGGATGTCCGCGAGTACTTCCTCGCCTATCTGGCCACCTCTCTGTCTGGGTGCAACGAGGCACAGAAGTTCCACATTCTGACCGGAACGGGTTCGAACGGCAAGTCGATGCTTATGAATCTGATGTCGACTGCGATGGGGGATTACGCGTGTAAGGCACCGATTTCTCTGCTGACCCAGGCCCGTAACAAGTCTGCGGCAGCCGCACCCGAGTTGGTGCGTATGAAGGGTCGCCGCTTCGTGACGATGCAGGAGCCCGACGAGCAGGTTCCGCTGAACACGGGCCTGATGAAGGAGCTGGCCTCGTCCGAGAAGATCACGGCTCGCGACCTGTATGCCGGTTCCAAGCAGATGCTGGACTTCGACCTCCAGGCTCGCTTCAACCTGGCCTGTAACGAGAAGCCGAAGATCAATACGCAGGACGGAGGCACGTGGCGTAGGTTGGTGGTTGTGAACTTCGTCAGCAAGTTCGTGGCTGACCCTCGTCTGCCGCACGAGAAGCCGATTGATGAGTCGTTTGTCCAGAAGTCGCAGAGCAAGGAGTGGGCCGAGGCGTTCCTGAGCTACCTGGTTCACCTGTACATCAAGGGCAAGGGATATCGCAAGCTGGTTCCGCCGGAGAAGGTGATGGAGTACACCAGCGAGTACAAGGAGGACAGTGACGTGATCGCCAAGTTCATCCGTGAGAAGATCCATCCGCAGCTGCCGCCGATGGAGGACGAGCCGTCCCCTGCACCGACAAAGTGGGGTGAGATTTCAGCTGAGTTTGTGAATTGGAAGCGGACCAACGAGCCGACCAGCAAGGCGGTCACGGCCGACTTGAAGAAGCAGATCGAGGCTACATACGGAAAAGCCGTGGGAAACCGATGGACAACCTTCCGGTGCGGCGACGCTTAGACTTCTTGGCCTTCTTGCGGTATGTCTTGCGGCGACGAGCTCCGACGACAGCCGGCGTGTTCGCGGGTGCGGCAGGAGTCCACAACGACGACACCTTCTCCTTTCCCGAAGTCAACAACCCACTCACAGTGGTTGTCGCGTTTGTCCATGCGCCTGTCACAGATGCATAAAAATCCTCGAACATTGTTAGTAGCTTAGTTTTTTACTATTCCTCGCCGCCCATCTTGCGCCTCGCACCGATGCGAGTCAGCACATACGAGCGGAGCAGGCCGATGGTGAAGACGACAAGTGCGAACGACACGATGAGGTTCACCAGCTCGGCGATGACCTGGCCGACCTTGAGGTCCGCCGAGCCGACCTTGATGGAGAAGGCCGACACACCCTTGCCCGCCGCCGCGGCCGGGGCGAGCAGCGGCACAAGAATGCCGTCATTCAGGGACTTGAAGAAGGCGGCCACCACACTTCCGAGGTAAAACGACGCTGTCAGAATGATGATGTCCTTCGTGTCGAGCATTTATTGAGTTGTCCAGAATGTTTTTCAGACGACGACATAATGAGGATACGCAATCCTGGTCTGGACAAACTCGCCGGAAAGGCAACGTCCATTCTTGCGTTCGATTGCGAGTTCTGGCACCTCGGCGAGCAGTTCTTGCCTCGCGAGATTGGTGGATACCACTTGAAGAAGACAGGTGACGCATGGACTCGTTCCGCCCCCTTTTTCGCGGTCCTTCCGCCGCCGCCGGGTCAATTGAACCGCGTCTCGTCCAAGTTCTCGACCGTGACGCCTCCGACGTCCGTGGTGCTAGATATTCTTGAAGAGACAGAGCGAACAGCACCCGAGTTTCTGGGTCAGAGCGACAGTGTGACCGCATACTTTGCCGACAGGTTGGTGAAGCCGCACTTGAAGCCGTCGTCGTGGTTGACTGGGTTCATGAAGACAGTGTCGGAATCCGTGGTGGTTGTGAAGGGGGACATGGACTTGAAGGCATTGAAGACCGCATGTGCTCGACACAAAATCACCTACCGTGCACCTCTTCGCGTGGTTGACATTGCAACCCACAACCCCGAGTTCACCAAGCGGTGCAAGACCGCAAAGTTGGAGGGGACGTACGCATGCATTGCCAAGGAACTGGATTCGGGACTGAAAGCTGCGTTTCCGGTTGGAAAGGCCCACAACCCCGTGTCCGATGCGGCAATGACTCTGCATATTGCCGTGTGGCTGACCGAGAAAGATGTGCGTTGAATACAATATGGACACTCGCTTCTGGGGGCCGAGTGGGTGGCAGCTCTTTCATCTAATCGCCGAAGGATCGCCCACTCCTGGACCAGCACTCGCATTCATGAGTCGCGTGCTGCCTTGTAAGTTTTGCCGTGAAAGCACCACGAAGTTCGTCTCGGAACACCCGCTCACCGGGGATGCGGGTCGGTGGCTGTTTGAGATTCACAAGAAGGTGAACCACAAGTTGACCGTCCAGGCCAAGACGGATGCGACAGTGGTTCTGCCTGACCCAGATCCGACCTACGAGGAGGTTCACAAGAAGTATGCGGACCTTCTGAAAAAGAAGCCACATGCAGTTCCGGGCCGCGACTTCCTCTTTTCGATTGCATACAATTACCCCGACAAGCCTGACTATGACAATGTCAATACTCAACAGGGGTTTCTCCGGTCTCTGCGAAAGACGTATCCGTTCCCTGAGCTTCGGAAGGTGTATGTGAAGTACATGGATTCGCATCCATTGACGCTTGAGTCCAGGGCCGAGTACATGCGATGGATCTATGGATTGCTTCGTCGCCTCTCGGTGAAAACGAACTCAAGCATTCGCACATTCAAAGGATATGCACATCATGTCGCATACTACAAGAGCGGATGCACTAAACCAACCTACCATGGAAAGACGTGCCGCCGACTGGATGGCGGGGGCTTCACGAAATCCCGCGATCATCGACGAACTCGACGGATCGCTGTTGGAGGTCTACTTACGTAAACAGACAGCCGAAGAGGCTACTCTGTGTATGCGAGTGTACTTGGTGTGTGTTTCGGTGCTTGCTGTGTTGGTCATGTGGTCAATGCTTGCTTAAAAAATGGACATGCGGCTCTTGCGGTGGCGGCGAGTGCGGTGCTTCTTGCCCACCGAGCCGTGGCTCTTGTAGGTCTTCTTCGCGGCCAGGATCACCTTCTTCAGGCCGTCTCCCTTCTTGTACGTGCCGCGGTGCTTCATCTCCGACATTGTCTTCTTCACGTGAGTGAGCCAAGGGTTCGCCATTTTTGTTTAACCGCGAGGAATAAAACCCACACCACCCCCAGGACATAAATTCCACTGACAGCCGTATGCGTGAACGTCGTCCATGACCTTGAATTTGGAAAAGGCCTGGTCAGGTGCGACAAGAACAATGTTCGACTTTGTGAAGGACTGCAGCTCCTCTGGCTCGCGAGGGTAGGCAGCTTGCTGGTACGTCAACCGACGCAGGCGGCTCTCGTTCCAGGAGAGGTTGATAAGAGGCTCGAGGTCTGTGCCACGCACCTCATTGCCCGAGACGAGAATGATCTTGTTCGCAAGCGAATCCAGCTGCATCTCCTCCACGTTACCAGTGACATAGTGCTTCCGCACAGTTGTGTTGAGGTGATACGCAACGCGATTCAGCGTAAAACTCTTATCTGTGTGGGCCACGATACTCAGAATCAGCGGGTCGTCGGAAGGGAATGCCTCGTTCACGAGAACTTCGCAGCACGAATCGAAGGAACGGTGAGCAACCTGGTCATAGTTGGGTTGAAGGGCAACCACTGGCTCGTCCTGGGCGTCGGAGTAGACGTGCAGCTCGATGAGACGGTATCCTTTGGCAAGTGCACCCGAGAGGTCCTCGAATGTGCTGCCCGGGACTAGATACTCTGCTAATTTGCGATCGCGATGCTCACGGGGTTCCGTGTCTGCACCGGCCATGACATACCCCGCGGCAACGAGGGCACCAACCGCAAGGAGTGTTTCCATTGATCTAGTCTTCTTTTTTTTTGGGCTTGAATAGCGGTCCGAACCTCTCTGCATTCACCTTCTCGTCCGAGATACGCGTCTTCATTGGCAGACCCATCAAACACGCATAATGAAAGTGAAGACAGTACATGCCGCATTCGGATTCCTTGAACTGATGCCGGGTCGTATTGTAGGTAAGCCGCATCGCAGGCCCACCTCGTGCGTCCCACTGGTCTTTCCAGCGAAACATCAGTCGCTGAATCTCCTTCTCGGGCTTGTGTGCATACGAATCAAAGTACGTCATGCGAGGATACGTCAGCTCTGGCCGAATGTCCAGGAATGCAGCAATCCAGTGCTGACCCGGTCCATCGTGGACATCGGTGTTGAAGACAATGCCTACTCGGCGGCACCCCTTCGCATACAGTGTGCCCAGCTTCATCGAGCAAAGCGTCGATACGATGCACCTCGACGTCTCCGATTTCAAATCAAAGTCAATCGGCACACAGCCCACAAAATGATAGTCTTCGAACACCTTCTCGTATTCGTGTTCAAGCTTATCAATGTCATCGGACGACAGCCATTCTGACTGGTTCTCTGCCCACGAACTAGGTGCACGGGGACGCTTCATCATGGACGACACAATGCAGACAGGGTCGCCCGTGTTGCACTTCGCATGAAGACGCTGCTTCAACTGAGCCCATACTGCGGTTGCAGGCCCTTTTCGGATCTCTCGCTCTTTCGGGTGTTCTTTGTTATATACAGTCCTCAGCCGTTCGATCTCCTTCTCATCGAAAAGGAACATGGACTCGCTTGCTTAAAACGGATACTTTCCTTGTTGACAGTTCTGTAAAGCAAAATGGACACACTCAAGGCAATCCTGTCAAAGTATCTTCGCGTGAACAGGGATCTCTCTCAGTTGAACTCGCAGGTCTCTGAGCTTCGCGATAACCGCCGCACGGTCGAGCTGGATCTGGCGGCGTTGTATGCTCACACGGAGCTTCCTGACCAGATTCTTCTGCGGGAGTCGGAGATGACGTTCAATGTCAAGCGCCCCAACAAGTGGAAGAAGGGGTGGAGTTTATCCAAGAAGGACCTGGAGATCTATCTCAGGGACATTCTGGGTAATCGTGGGGATGATGTTATGAAGGAGATTGTGCGTCGTCACGAGCCGAAGCTGGTGGCCGACGACTTCGGCTTCGAGCTGAAGTCCACGGGGTCTTCGGGCTCATCGGACCCTGCCGACTGAACGACTACACGTGGAACCGGGTTTCGAGAGTAGACGACTTCAACTGTGCCGGTATAATTGACCGCTGCTCCTAAACATACACAGCAGCACGCACATGTCAGAACGCTAACGGCGACGAGAGCACCGACGAACGGGTCGTACATTATACTTTTTGTTTCGTCTAGTCGAAAACCTCTTACGACGGCGACCCCCACTCTTCTGGCGTTTTGCAGTCTCCTGTCGTTCAAGACGCCGACCTCTGGCGGCAGCGAGTTCATCTCTCTCTATTTTTGCTTCTTGATGGAACTTGATGATTTCTTTCTTTTCTTCCTCTGTTGGTAGCGGGCTACCGATGTTTCGCTCCATAAGTATACCGAGTTGTTCACGAATTAGGGTGTTCTTTGCATCCCTGTTAATAATCCTATACCCTTGTAACATGTGAGCCAATGGAACTTTGCGATCTGGATCCGTATCTACCCTCACGTTTGCAGTGAGGACTGCGCGTATCGGTCTGTATTCTCGTGATCCAAGGATGTGATCTTCGAACCCTTTGTTGATAACCGAAAGGTAACCTTTTCCCTGTTCTACGCATACGAATGTTCGCCCAATGTCCGGTCCGTTATCCTTGTATAAAATACCCCCAACAATTCTGTCTCCAACGTAGAGACGCCCCCACATGATCGTTGGTTCAGGATCTTCGGATAACAATAGATGCATAATGTCCATACCTCCTTTCCCACAGAGCGGCTGGACTGCAGCCGCCTGTTCCCGTCGGACCCCGAGCGGTATGGTGATAAGGGGATCGACTTGGTAGCGGGTATCGCCCATTATATAGTCTGTGTGCTTATTTGTCTCGGCTGCTTGAGGGACTCTTCAATCTCCCGAAGGAGCGCGTTGATCTCACGTAGGTGTTTGGACGCTTCAAGGGTATTTTCGCGGGGCATGAATCCATACTGGACTCGCGTCACCGCAACGGATAACTGCCTTTGTCGCTCAACCACTTGAAGTGCCAGTGCGGATAACTGTTTTCGCATCAATCGATATGTGTTGGACGGAGAAAATGTTTAAACCCTACGTGTGTGGTGACGACGGTGGCGACCACCCTTCTTCGCCTTGCGGGTCTGGTGCTTGCGGACGGCACGCTGGATGACCGTCGCGGCCTCGTTCTTCGCCGCCTTCACCGCCTTAGCAATCGCCTTCCTCCGTTCCGTGAGAGACATGTGAGAGTACTGCATTTAATCCTTCTCAAGAAATTCCGTCGTCCTCCCGTGAAGCGAAGTATTCACGCATCTTTCTGTCAACGTCACGATCGGTTAATTCAAGCACTCCATCCTTGTTGGTTTCCAGAATCGAACGCACGTCGCGGACGCCATCGAGAATCCGATGCCGGTCCACATACTTGCGGTTCTTGGCCGACCCGTGCCACAGGTGATAGATTGTTCCCGTCGAACACGCAAGGTTGGGGTGTGCCATCCGCGAATAGTCTTCGTAGGAGGGGACCAGTGATTGGTGAACGTATCCACGCGGAAACTTGATGTTCATCCACGCAGCCGTCGACATGGTGTCGCCGCTTCCCGTGATGCCCTCCTTGTAGAAGCCGATGTCCCTGAACCACTTTCGCTGGAACGCCCACGCGAATCCCGGATGGTAATTGTGATTGTATGGGTTGGTGCGGTTCATGTACGCAACCGACAGCCGTGTCTGGACCAGCTTTGTATAGGTGCTGTCGAGCCAGACACACGACGAAAAGGGCTGCACGACTTCATACGTCGTCAGTAACCGCGAAACTTCGGCATACCACCCAGGGTGGCCGAAGATGACGTCGGCGTCGAGGAACAGCAGCTTGGTGAACGAACGCGGAACACGCTTTTCAAGGAGCGAACACAGTGTCTCCTTGTGGAACAGCACGCTCTTGCTTCGCACGTGGAAGGCGTCCTTGATCTCGGGTTCATGGTCGTCAAAGACCAGCTCCATCGTATAATACGGAATGTCAGCCAACTTCAACTTTTCAATGGTGTACAAGTAGTTCATCAGCATCTTCTTTGACCGTGCGGGGTTGAAGAAGACAAAGCAGACCGCCATATCCTTGTGCTTCGGGATCTCGTAGCGACAGGCTGCGACATCAACGATGCAGGTTTCGAGGGGCGGTGCGGTCTCGGGGGAACGCACAACGTTATAGGCGAAGGATGATTGACAGTGGCCCATTATTAGTAGGCAGCGTTTTCGATATTGGCTCGCTGCTCAGCAATCCGCTGGAGGTGCTTCTGGCGACTCTGCTCTGCCGCCTGCTTCGCACGCTTCAGCTTACGCAGCCGGGACAACTTGTACATCCGCTTGTTCTGCTTCTTGGTCTGGACGAGGGCCTTGACCGCCTTCTTGATGCCGAGGAATCCCCCGCGACGAGTGGTAGCCATTGTATTCAGCTGACAAAAACGAATTTACCGCGAAGGAGGCGAAGGAAGCATATGTACTCTCCCTACAATGCCTCCAATCGACCCTTCACTGAGGATGACATTCACCGCATTCTCCGTCGTCATGGACTCCCTCACTACCGCGTTGGAAATCGCAAGGTCTTTCAGACGGCCATGGTCCATACAACCTATGTTCGACGCACAGACTACACTACGCCTGATGGAGAGCCGGCCGTTCTCGCTCCCTGTCCCTCCGGCGTTATGCCCCTCCAAGATGAGAGCTACGAATGCCTGGAATTTGAAGGTGATGCAGTCCTCGGTGCCTGCATCGCGACGTATCTACGCAAGAAGTTCCCCGAGAAGAAGCAGGGATTCTTGACGGATGCCCGTAAGGAGCTCGTCAACAATGACCGAATCGGAGGGCTGTCGAAGGAGTTGGGGTTGAACAAGTTCTACGTGATTTCGCGTCACAACGAGGACTCAGTGGCCATTGCTGGTCGGAGCAACACCAAGAAGCTGGGCGACATCTTTGAGGCGTTTCTGGGAGCTTTGTGGACGGACTGCGGGAATCGCTTCAATGTAGTGTACCCCTTTGTGGTCACTGTCATGGAGACATATCTTGACATTGATGAGATTGTCTCGGTAACCACCAACTTCAAGGACATCTTTCAGAAGCACTGTCAGCGGGAGTTCAAGTGCACGCCAGAGTATGAGAGGCGATCGAATGACCCCAAGAAGAATGAGATTGTGGTGGCGGTGATGGTCGCTGGAAAGGTCTATGGGATCGGCGTCGGGTCCACGCGAAAGAAGGCGGAACAGGTGGCATGTAAGGAGGCACTCAG